CATATACGAATATGTAGATAAGTATAACAACACTCCTACTAAGGTAGCGTTAGATGTAGAGCTTGGCAATTATGTTGGGTTATCCGAAGAGGAAAACAAACAACTTAAGTCTAAGCTAGACACTCTCAAACAAGTAGATGTAGATATCGATTGGCTGTTAGATCAGACAGAAAAGTTCTGTCAGGATAAATCTATCTATAACGCTATCATGGAATCTATTCAGATTCTTGATAACAAAGGTGGCACTTCTAAAGGTGCAATTCCTCAAATTTTATCAGATGCATTAGCTGTATCGTTTGATACAAATATTGGCCATGACTTTATTGATGACTATGAGAAGCGATATGAATTTTACCATGTCACAGAACAACGTATTCCTTTTGACCTTGATTACTTCAATCAGATTACAAAGGGCGGTCTTCCAGCAAAGACATTGAATATTGCTTTAGCAGGAACTGGTGTAGGTAAGTCACTATTCATGTGTCACTGTGCTGCATCTAACTTATTAAATAACCTAAATGTTTTATACATTACCCTTGAAATGTCAGAGGAAAAGATTGCTGAACGTATTGATGCAAACCTACTCAACGAGCCACTTGATACTCTTAGTTTGTTACCTAAAGATGTATACGAAAAAAAGATTCAAAGAGTTAAAGGCAAGACTAAAGGTAAGTTAATTGTTAAAGAGTATCCAACAGCTAGTGCTGGTGCTGCTCACTTTAGACATTTACTAAATGAACTTAAGATTAAGAAAGCGTTCGCTCCAGATATTATCTACATTGACTACTTGAATATCTGTATGTCATCTAGATTGAAGTATGGGTCTAATGTTAACTCATACTCGTACATCAAGTCAATTGCCGAAGAGCTACGTGGTTTGGCTGTAGAAGCGAATGTGCCTATTGTATCAGCAACCCAGACAACACGAGCAGGCTTTACAAGTACTGACTTAGGGTTAGAGGATACATCAGAGTCATTTGGATTACCAGCTACAGCTGACTTTATGTTTGCTCTTATCTCGACAGATGAGCTACAAGGTCTAGGTCAGATTATGGTCAAGCAATTAAAGAATCGTTATAGTGATCCAGCTACCCATCGTAAGTTTATTGTTGGAGTAGATAGACCTAAGATGAGATTGTATAATGTTGAGCAAACAGCTCAAGACGATATTGTAGACGATGCCCCTATATTTGATAAGAGTGATTTTGGTAAGCGAGATAAAAAGAGTAAATTCGAAAAGTTGAGCTAATGAATATTACATCACTAGAGCCTGCACTACTTGGTGATTGGGTTATAAAACTAAGTAGTGTAGAGGAAAACATACTATTGATTATGTTTAACTACCAAAATAAAGATACTGTTGTCAATTATTTTAAAGATGAGCATGAAGTTAATATGTTTATCAATATGTGGATAGAGAAACACCTAGGAACATAAATATGCTTATAGATCTTATAATTGTAAATTTAATTGGAATTGTGGTACTCCTATGGTTGATCGGGTAAAGTATAAAACGATTTGCATTTCAGATTTTCATCTTGGTACAAAAGATGCTCAAGCAGACCTTCTCAACAACTTCCTCAAACATCATACATGCGAAAACCTATTCTTAGTTGGTGACATTATCGATGGATGGAAGATACAACAAAACAAGTGGCGTTGGAAGCAAAGTCATTCTAACGTAGTTCGTAGAATACTTGGGATGGGTAAGCACGGGGTGAAGGTAACATACATTACTGGTAACCATGACGAATTCATTAGACCATTTGTAGCACACGTTTTTTCATTGGGTACAATGACAATTGCTAATCAAGCTCAATATACAGATATCACGGGCCGCAAACTACTCATTACCCATGGGGATATGTTTGACGGAATCACAAGACTAGCACCATGGATTGGTTTCTTAGGGGATAAGGCTTATGATGCAGCATTATGGATAAACACTCACTACAATTGGTGGAGACATAAAATGGGGTTTGGGTATTGGAGTTTATCACAATACCTTAAGCAGAAAGTCAAAAAAGGGATTGACTTCGTGTTCAAGTTTGAGAACACTATAGTAGACTACTGTGTGAGACATGGGTACGATGGAGTGATATGTGGACATATCCACACACCAGAGATTAAGATGATTGACGGAACTCTCTACATGAATGATGGGGACTGGGTCGAAAGCTGTAGTGCCTTAGTAGAAGACTACAAAGGTAACTGGAACATTGTTTATTGGAATAAGATACTATGAAAAAACTTTTAGAATTATTAGCCAAAATCCCATACAGACCAATTGAGTCTGAAGTATCAAACATTAATATTATTAGGGAATTGTATGCAAGGACTACTTCGAAGTAGCTCTATAAGTGCCATCCCAGTTGTCGGGCTTGCCTTCTTCCATACGTTCAATCATGTTAGTATAGTATTGGCGTAGATCGGTAGGAGCTTCTGCTACCAATTGCTTAGCTAGGAATATAGCTCCACCATCTTCCCAATTACCATCATAATATGCTTTTAAGTACTTCTTATGAAGTTTATAATGGTCTTCGTAATACGTACTTAATGTAAATATCTTTACGCCTTCTGTCTTGCCCTTCACAGCGATTGTATCAAGTTCAATGACTGGATACTCATCTTTAATTAGTTCAGCTGTTCTGGCGCCAAGAATCATCTTGACGCCATAGGGTTTACTCTGACCTTCTAACCTGCTTGCTAAGTTGACTGAGTCACCAAGACAAGTATAATCAAAACGTTGACTGCTACCCATATTGCCGACGACAACCACTCCTGTATTAATACCCAATCCCATGCCGAAAGCTGGGACACCCTCTGCCGTAATTTCTTTATTAAATGCATCTAAACTCTCCATCATTTCTAATGCAGTCTTAACTGCCAATTTAGCGTGATTTGGTTCATCTAGTGGCGCATTCCAAAAAGCCATCTGCGCATCGCCGATATACTTGTCAAGCGTACCATTATTTTCAATAATCTTTGCAGTCATTGCTGTCATGTAGCGGTTCATGATTTTAGTCAATCCCTGAACATCTTTGCCATAGTGTTCCGAGATAGTTGTAAAGCCACGGACATCAGTAAACATAATACTTAATTCACGAGAGTCTCCGCCAAGTGTTAACAACTCTGGATTCTTTTGTAGCTTTTCGACCAGAGCTGGAGAAAGGTAAGTGCCAAACTGCTTCTTGATTTGTAGTTTAGCATTTAATTCAGTAATAAATTTGACTGTAAATACGTGTGTATAAACAATAACCAAAGTAAGGATAGGGTACACGCAATCCAGCAAATAATCATAATATGTGAACGATAGGCGACTACCATAATAGCAGCCAATAATGATAGCAATAAAAGGAATAAAACCATATTTCCACCTACTTAAAAGTATTGCCAATAATGACAATAAGATAATTAAAAGAACTTCTGCACCATCAGCCCAATCTGGTCTTTGAATGTTAACATTATTGGCTACAGTACCAATGAGAGAGGCTTGAACGTCATGTGGCCATATAGGGCCAATAGCAGTAGCTACAGGGTTACCTATTCCAGCAGCTGAGACTCCTACAATAACAATAGACCCTCCAAAGTCACTTGGTAAATCTACCATAGAAACTGATTTAGATTTCTGACTCCAGTCGATCCATACTCTACCCAATGCATCTGTAGTGATTGGACCTGTAGATGGGAGTCTCATCTTCTCGACCCCTCCTTCAAATAGCTTGACCTGGACAGTTGTATCGCCTGATGCTACTCTCAAAGTCTCGAGAGCTAGGTTTGGATAGATCTTACCTTGAGACATAACAAGTAACGGTATTCTACGGTTAACACCATCTATCTCAGGTAAGGTGTTTGTTATTCCAACCCCAGCAGCATTAGTTTCTAGACTAGGAATGTTGGCAATAATACCAGGATATTGAACAATCTGATCCATGTAATCTGAATTGATAATTGCAGTGCCTGGATTTTTGGGAATATTTTTAGTTACTGATGAGGGGACGTTTGATAGGATGACCGGATGTTTGCTAACTGTTGATGCTAATATACTATCACCGCCTAGCCTATCATTTTCAGGCATTAGTATATTAAATACAACGAGCCCAGCATTCCTCTTGTAGAGGTCCTCTATCAGAGACGAGTATACTTGTCGAGGGAATGGCCATTGACCGTACTGGTCTAATGCCTTTTCATCTATGTTTACAGTATAGATATTATTTTGAGTAACAGTCTTACTGGTAATGAGTGTATCAAAGTATCTGAGCCTAACTGACTCCGTGAAGGATGGGTCAGCCAATCTAACTAACACTAAAAGAGATAATGTGGCTATTGCAAGCCATGGTGATAATAATATTCTTTTCATTTAGACTGCCTTATAAAAATATTATTGGTGGTCTCATCTTGATTCTGTACTTGAGCTGTCTGACCATCCTGAATAATAGTAATATTGTATCCTTTATCTTTATTGATAAGGATTGTTGCATTGTGCAACACGCTTCTAGTTATTTGCCAATATGTGGTTCTGTCAAATGTATACAGTTTATTAGATAC